AGATATAACAATTATTTGGAAGTTGTTGATGTAATTATGGAGTATTCTAATAATTATGGAAAAGGAACACATGAAAACAACTTTTACGATTGGATCATGATAATTCCAATAAACTTATCAGTAGCAACAAATGGCTTCTTTGCAGGAATAGAAACAAAGACAAATGCAGCAGTAGTCAGGGCATATAAAGTTGTGTTAGAAGAAATGCTATATGAGGTTGTAGAAAAGCTAGACAAACTAGAACCTAAACATGACTGAGATATATTTAGAAATAGCTAAATTGACAGATAAGTTTAGGACTATGGCTTATGGATTAACAACAGATGAAAACAAAGTAAATGAAAGTGTGCAGGAATTAATGCTTTATTTTTTACAAATGAACCCAGATATTTTAAAGGGTATATATGAAAAGGACGGAATCTTAGGGATCACAAGATATGGGGCAGTTGCATTGAGAAGAGCATTAACAAGCACGAGAAGTAATTTTTATTATAAGTATGAAAAGTATTACACACATATTGACAGTTCTATTTATACTCTTAGTTGTACTTACAATGATGATAATATATATTTTGACAATAATGTTTCTAAAAGTTTACATAATATTCCGAATGAAGAAATAGATAATACAAAATTAGAAAAATTAGAGTTAATTGACCAAGAGCTTGACAAATTAGACTATTGGTATGATAGGGAGTTGTTTAAGCTTTATTATTATGAAGAGGGCAGCACCTTAGATAAAATACACAAAAAAACACGAATAAGTAGAAATAGTATATTCACAACAATAGACAAAGTAAGAAACATTTTAAAAAATAATTTAGCTGATAAAAAAAATAAATGAAAAAAATAATTTTATTTTTATTTGTAGTATATGGATTAAAAACATCCGCACAATTATGTGATTCAATAACATATTGGGCAGATCAAAGCCAAGGATTTAATGTAGGTCTTGATACATCAAACATAGCTAATAGCCCTGATTCTATGGAAGTATGGTGGGGGGCTTGTGCTAATGGTGTATGTTATGCAGGGCAAGGTATGAGTTATTATTTTTCACAAATTACACCAACCGATACAGTAAAATTAAATTATGATGTATATATATATACAAATGGTTTAGTAGAGGTGTGTAGTATAGAAGATTGGTTAATATTTGATGGTAATAATTGGGTAATATACAATATGAATACTGTTGGAATAAAAGAACACAAAGATAAAATAGGAATTAATAAAATGTATGATTTATATGGCAGGGAAATATTAAGGCCTAATGGTTTTTATATAAGAAACAATAAATTATTTTATGAATAAGTTTTTTGTGCCAAATAATGTGTATGAGGACAGGCTAGAAATATGCAAGTCATGTGTTTACTATTTTAAACCCACTGGAACCTGCAAGCGGTGTTTGTGTTTTATGAAACTGAAGTGCAGATTGGCACCAATGGAGTGTCCGCAGGGTTTTTGGCAAAAAACAACAGATATAGAAACTCCTGATGATTTGCCACAGGAAATAATAGACGAAATATTAGATATGTGGAAAGATTTAAAAACAGGTAGAGCAAAAAACGTACAAGCTAAAAAAAGAATGATAGAAACATACAATGTTATACACATGACTAATTACAGTCCTACTACAAATTGTGGTAGTTGTATATCTACATGCTATGATGCAATTAAAAAACTATATAATAAATATTCGGAATGAGCTATTTAACACATTTAAAAAGAAATAAGATGCACTATTCAAGCAGATGGATAGTAAAGTATGATGATAATAATTTAGTAAGGGAAGTTAAATTAATTTACAGTCCTGAAGAGTATAGGGAATCATCAAAATCAAGAAAACTAAATACCCAAGAGGGATTAATTAAAATACTAGAAAATGACAAAGAAAGACGAAGATTACAAACTACAAACTGAGCCACACTATTATATAGGCTCTATGTATGGTTATTCAGCAAGACGTATAGTTGAAGATTTTGAATTGAATGCGTGGACTGCTCAGGCTGTTCAGTATATATTAAGATCAGGGAAAAAAGAAGGCAGCCCACCAGAACAGGATATAAGAAAAGCTATTAATGTTTTGCATTTTGAATTAGATAGACTACATAACGAAAGTAAAACAAGAACAGGCGGATTAGCAGAAACAGGAGTGAGATCATGACGTTGTATAAATGCCCATGTGGGAAACAGGAAAAGGAAATAAGCAGAGCAATTATTGGATTGAGAGATGGTAAATGGGTGTGTGTAGATGCTAAGTGCGAATGTGGCAAATACATGGATAGTAAACCAACAGAGGGAATGCCAAGTATTAAAAGAACAGAAGCATCACTAAGTAAAAAAAAACGACATGACAAAATTTGGGATGGGGCAAAAGAAAAGCTAATAGGAGAGCGTGGTATAAATGAACCCTTTGATTAATGAACTTTGTAATAAAGAACAGTCAAGATAAGCAAATGCTTTTTAATTACTTAAAAGAACTTGATAGTGATTATATAGTAAACGTAAAGAAACAAAGAAACAATAGAAGCACTATGCAGAATAATTACTATTGGGCTTGTATAGTACAACCATTAGCAGAAGAGTTAGGTTACTTTCCTGATGAAATGCACGACACTTTAAAAATTAAGTTTTCAAGTGAGTGGCAAAGCATAGAGATAAATGAAAGGCAAATAGGACTACAAACAGTAAACAGCACAGCTAGAATGAATACAAAAGAGTTTGAGGTATATGCAGACCAAATACGTATATGGGCTTTAACAGAATTAGGTATAAGATTAATGCTGCCAAATGAATTCAAGTAAGTTTCTATTATATAATAAAGACTTGATTAATCAAAATATTTCAAAATGAGTACACATGGAGGTAAAAGAGCAGGAGCAGGGCGAAAGGCTAAAGCAGAAGAACAGAAGTTAATAGAGAAT